CCTGGACGACAATACATTGAACCCTTGACTGCAGTTCGTAAACAATACATTCGCGACCATGTCTTCAACCTTAAACCTGAGCGATACATTGAGTATGAGTCTTGGATTGAAGTGGGTGTCTGCCTAAAGAACATCCATCCGGATCTAGAGGATGTGTTCCAAGACTTTAGCGAGCAAATCAATGCAACCAAGCCAGGCAGTTACAATCAGTCTCAATGCATGAACAAGTGGAACGGATTTGGCTTCCGTGTCGAAGGTGAACGTCTTGGTGAAAAGAGCTTGCGATACTGGTCACGAGAGGACAACCGAGCCGGTTACGATGAGATTGAAAGCCGAAACGTAGACAAGCTAGTCGATGATGCCGCTGCGACTGCATCGGATTACGACGTGGCCTTGGTCGTCCACGCAAAGTATCGAGATGAGTTCCGATGTGGTTCCTTCGTCAACAACGACTGGTACTACTATGTCGGACACATCTGGAAGAACTCTGAGAAGGGTGTGGAACTCTTGAAGCGTCTCTCCTCGGATGTAGCCAAGGTGTTCTTGGAGAAGTCTCTGATTGAAGGAGAACGTCTCAAACATGTAGCCTGTCAGCACAAGGAGCCTGAGGCTGAATGTGAAGGATGTAAGTCGGAGAAGAAGATGAAGCAGTATTCAGTGGTTCGATTGAAGCTCAAGAGTAATGCCTTCAAGAACAACATCATGCGTGAGTGCCAAGTGCTGTTTCACGACGCAGAGTTTGCCAAGAAGCTCGACGATAACAAGCACATCATCGCCTTCAACAATGGAATGTTCGACACATTGACCCAGACCTTCCGCGAGGGTCGACCCGACGACTATGTCAGCATGTGCACCAACATCGACTACAAGCCTGAGATGAAGTATCACGAGTTCGCCTGTTGGAAAGACCTCAAGACCTTCCTTGAACAAATCTTACCCATTCCCAGTGTTCGCATGTTCTTCTTGAAGCATCTTGCGACCTGTATCTCAGGTGTCTTCCAGCCTCGCTTCATGATTATGACCGGCAACGGTTCGAACGGCAAGTCGATGTTGCTGAACTTGATGGCAACCGCGATGGGTGACTACTGCTACAAGGTGAATGTGGCGATGTTCACACAGAAGCGTAACAAGGCAGGTGCGGCAGCTCCCGAGTTGATTCGCATGAAGGGTCGTCGCTTCGTGATGATGTCCGAGCCTGACGAAGGAGAACCCTTGTCTACAGGTGTTCTCAAGGAGTTGACCAGTTGCGAGAAGGTCTCTGGACGCGACTTGTTTGCAGGCTCCAAGCAGATTGTAGAGTTCGATGTTCAAGCCAAGATGCACTTGGCGTGTAACGAGAAGCCACCCGTGAATACCAATGACGGCGGCACCTGGCGACGATTGAAGGTGGTTCACTTTCCGTCCAAGTTCGTGATGAACCCACAAGGACCGAACCAGTACATGGTGGATGAGACGATTCAGCAAAAGGTGTTGTCTTCCGAATGGGCGACCTGCTTCATGAGCTACCTTATTCACCTCTACACCGAAGGCAAAGGACTTGGAAAGCTCTCACCTCCTCCCGAAGTGGATACATACACCAACGAGTATCAGGATGACTCAGATATCATTGCTCGATTCATTCGCGAGTATGTGCATACTGACGAACTGATTGAGGGAAATACGGTGTCATGGAATGATGTGTCTTCTACCTTCCAGGAGTGGAAGCGTCAGAACGAGTTGGGTCATCGTGGAAGTGCGACGGACTTGAAGAAGCGATTGGAGGAACGATTCGGTAAGTACCCTAGGAACGGATGGACCGCCTTCCGTTTCGGCGGCGTTTAGCGGGTCTCTTCTCCTTATTACGGTAGGTGCGCTTGCGACCACCTTTGACACCATCTGCGGTGTTAGCAGGAGGTGTAGACTTGGCTTGACTCAATTCGGTGTTGGCAGTGCTCAACTCTCCTTCGAGTCGAGTGACCTCCTCTTTTGCCTTGGTCAATGCAGCTTGTGCGGAATCCACTTTGGCCTGTGCAGCTGCGACAGGGTCTGCGGGCTTAAAGGGTGATGTTAAGGAAGGGAGTGAAAACGAAGGGAAGAAACTCATTATTCTATTGAACTATTTTTCCTTCTTATCCTCGGGTGGCGCCAATCTTGGAGAGGTAGTAGGTGCGGAGGATGCCAATCGCGTAGACGACGATGGCGAAGGAAATCATGAGCTGAATGGTGGCGGCTAAGAGCTCACCGGTTTTGAGGGTGACACCGCCGACGACTACGACGGATTGAGTCAAGTCCTTGCTTCCGAGAGGGGCAAGGAGAGGGGCGATGATGCCGTCGGTGAGTGCAGAGAAGAAGCGAGACACCACTGAACCGAGGTAGACTGCCGCTGTGAGAATGATGATATCCTTTGTGTCTAACATTTTGTTTAGAAGCACGGATAATCTTTTGGAGGTAAGTGAACAATGGATACCCGATTCTGGGGGCCGTCTGGGTGGCAACTCCTTCATTTGATTGCGTTTCATTCACCTTCACCTCGAGAAGTATTGGACGACATGAAGGATATTTTGCCCTGTGCCTTTTGCCGAGCGTCGACGACCGAGTTTGTGAAGAAACACCCCCCTACCAAACCCTATGGGCGGTGGCTCTACGACCTGCACAATAGGGTTAATAACAAGCTTCGGCGGCAGTGTTCCGAGGACCCCTCGGTGATTTGTCCCGAGGCAGACCCCGACTTCGAAGACGTGAAACGTCGCTATGACGCCATGAAACCCACCGCAGTGCCTGGACGAGACTTCTTGATGGCGATTGCGTATAACTTTCCAGCTGAACCCGAGCCGCGAGATATGTCGACTCAACGCGAGTTCATTCATCACTTAGCCGATGCGTATCCCTTTGAAAGCTTCCGTACTGTGTTTCAATCGTATCTCAAAGCCCACGAACCGGTCTTGAAGAATCAAAAAACCTATACCAAGTGGATGTACGGGCTTCTTCACGAGTTATCGGCAGTTGCAAAGGTTCCAATGAAGAGTTATCGTGGCTACATGGCCCATTTGGCGTATTACAAGAGCGGTTGCTCACGTAAGACGTATAAAGGAAAAACCTGTAGGCGTTTGGGTGGAGGGAAGTATACGAAGCAACGAGACCACAACATGACACGACGTGTCAGCCATAAATCCTTATTGTAGTTACTTCTTCTTGTCTTTCAAGGCTTCCAGTTGGCGCACATGTTTCGCAGAGTAACATGTGTCCTTACCTTTGGCTTTGTCTTTTGCGGATTTCTTGCTTTCTTTACGAGTTTTAGGGTCTTGATCCATTCTGTCAGGGGGGAAGTTTAGTATTTAGTACAACTTAAATCCGTTTTTCTTACTTCCCCTGCGACGACCACCCATTGATCCATACATTCCACCAGTTTGACCACCGAGTTCTCCTGCAGTGCTTGCACCAGGACCTGCGCTAGTAGTGACGCCACCATACAACTTGAACATACCACGTGTCTTCTTAGAACCCTTCTTGGAGACCTTGGCAGTCTTCTTGTAGGTCTTTGCAGCCATCTTTAAGACTGCGGACAAAGGCTTGCCCTTGTTGGCTCGCATAGTCTTCTTCACGTGGGTCATCCATGCACTTCGCTTGCCTCCCATATTTCCTTTATTGTCATCCATTTTGTTTAGTAGGTAAGAAAGATTCTGAACGCAGCGCCTCAGGTTTTTCGTGGAACCCACCCCTACTCGAATCAAATAAGTTCCATTGGCATCCCAACGCGAAGGGTTTATCCTTTCGAACATTCACCGTTCGGAGTTCGGCGTCCGGTGCGACCATGACGATATGGTCACGAGTATATCGTATCAACTCCTTTTCATCGCGTGAATGAAGGGCTTGTTGATAGGTGAGACGGCGCAGTCCAGACTCGGTCCATGACAGATTCACCAAGTCATCGAGGTCGGTTCCTTGTGTGCCTCCGGAGACAATCAAGACCTTATCCTTCAAGCTATCCAGTGGAAGGGTAGGTATGTTCTTAGTTGTTGAGACCAATCGTCGACGCACGGTCGTCATCAGATGTTCAGCGATACGGTTCAAGACAACCGTCTTGTCGGTATGCGGCACAATGGACAAGATGAACGGGTCATTGGACGGGAACGCATCGTTTGCAATCAGGATACACACCTGTTCAAAGGTGATGTTATCGGTCGCGTAATCATATCCGTCATTTTGTGGTTGACGTGCAACGACTGGATGGTCTTGTTCGTCCGAATACACATGGACTTCCAAGAGACGCACACCGCGAGCGAGTGCAGACGGAATGTCTTCAAACACAGACCCAGGCACATAGTAATCACAGAGTCGTTTGCGACTCATCAAGACGGGTTGGACTCCAAGGGACTCATCTTGTAAGAGGTATCCAATGAAGACAAGTAAAAGCACAATCATGAGCCATTCCATTATTCTTTTGCGGATGATTCTTTCTTGGGCATCGTGAACAACAGATTGCGAAAGAGATTAATCACCTCATCCGGCATGGATTGACTCATGGGCAAGTTCATCAAGCAAGCGTAGTGGAAATACAAGCAATACATTCCACATTCAGAATCCTTGTATTGGTGTCGTGTCTTATTGTAGGTCATCTTCATAGGCTTTGAGTGAATGCCTGTGGAATCCCACTGGTCTTTCCATCGTTTCATCAACACCTTGATTTCCTTCTCGGGTTGAGAGGCGTAGGAATCGAAATAAGTCACACGAGGAAACTCCAACTCGGGGCGGATATCGCAAAACACCGCAACCCAATGTTGACCCGGTCCATCGTGTGGATCTGTGTTGATGACAATGCCAAACTGCTGCTTTCCCTTGTCGTAGAGGGATTTGAGTTTCATGGAACACAAGGCAGACACCAAGCACTTTTGCGTTTCAGACTTCAAGTCAAAGTCGATCGGCACAGTCCCAATGTAATGGTAATCCGCAAAGACTTCAGTATAGTTATGCTCGACTGCATCAATGTCATCGGAGGACAACCATTCATATCGGTTCAACGACCATTCTTTGGGTGCCTTGGGTCTGCGTAAGAGACTTGAGACGATACATTCAGCTCGACCGGTCTTGCACTTTTCACGAAAGCGGTCTTGGAGTGTTCCCCATGTATCCTCTGCGGACTCCTTCGGAATAGGAGCTTCACGTGGATGTTCTTTGTTGTAGACTTGGCGTAGTCGTTCGATTTCGTCTTCGTCAAAGACAGACATCCCTTATTCACTTCGGATACTTTATACACTAGTATTAATGGAGTTTCCAGA